AGGCTCGAAGTGCGACGAGAACGAGGCCGGCCCGGGCGGCATCCTCTGCCCCGGCTGCGTCGAGGCGATCAGCGCACAGACGCTGCCCGCGCCGTGACCGGCGAGGGCGACCCGCAACGTGGGATGGGGTGGCCCTTCTGGGCGATCTGGGCCTGCGTGTTCGGCGTGCTCGCGTTCCTCGCCGTGGCGGTCGCGTTCGGACACGACTGGGGCTGGGAATTCATGTACGCCACCTGTAACGGGAAGCCGTGCCCGTGACGCACACTGGACGCATGAGCACCAACGAAGACCACCGCGTCCTGGTCCACCCCGACGACGCGCGCGACCGGCTCGCCGACATGAAAGCCACCGGCGCCGAGTTCGACGCCACCGTCGAGCCGTGCTCGCTCGTGCCCCGCGGCCAAGCCCTCTTCGTCGACGTCGGCGCCGTCAAGGAAGCCTTCCAGCGCGCCGCCGAACGAGCCTTCCTCGGCGACCTCGACAACTGGAAGCCCGCCGGCATCCTCGGCGCCTCCAGCCGCACGCCCAGGCCGCTCGTCAACGAACGCGAGGCCGCGATCCTCCGCGCCGCCGGGGCGCGCGAGGACACCTTCGACGTCTCACCGGACGTGCCCCGATGACCGCACCGCCCGCGCCGCTGGAATGGCACCCCGCGTACCGCGACCAGACCTGGCTCCTCGACTGGCTCGAAGGGCGCCGCGAAGGCCGGACCGACATCATCAAGTTCCCGATCCTGCCGCCGATGCGGATCCGGGACTACGACCGGGCACCGGACCCCGTCGAGACCCCGCCGACGCGCACGCTCACCAAACGCAAGGCGTACGGGCACGCGCCATACGTCGGCAGGCCGTTCGTCTACCGCTGGTGGTGCGCCGTCGACGAGCTCGGCCGCGGGATCGCGGGGGAGTCGCGGATCGCCCACGTCGAACCGGACTTCACGTTCTGCTCCGGCCCGTTCGACTACGCGCCGGACGCCCGCAACGGCCACGACCCCGACACCCCGGTCTGGCCATGACCGCGGCGCCGGTGCTGGAGCACACATACACCTACCGCGACAGGAGGAACCGATGAGCGACAGGACTCCCCGGAAGAAGTCGCGGCTCGCCCCACCCAACCCGATGTGCACCGCCCGCGTCCGCATCAAGGACGCCGACGGAGAGTTCGTCCGCGACGACGACGGCGAAATCCTCAAACGCCCCTGCGACAGCCACGCCATCACCGGCGGCACCGTCTGCTGGACCCACGGCGGCCGCGCCCCCCACGTCCGGGCCCGCGCCGCCGTCGTCGCCGAAGTCGCACGCTGGGGACCCGGCGACTCCAAAGTGGACCCCGGCGAAGTTCTCCTCCGCCTCGTGTCGCAATCCGCCGCCCGCGCCGAGCTGTACGCCGCACTGCTCTCCGACGCATACGACGCCGCCGAACGCCTCAAGGAGGCGCACGAAGCCGAGCTGCTGATCGAGACAACCGAAGGCGAAGAGGAGCGCGCCGCAACGCAGGTCGCCCGCGCCGACCTCCGCCGGATCTTCACCACCGGCGGCGTCTCCGCGCTCATCGGCAACACCTACGACGACTCGAAAACCGGCGGCATCTACGCCACCGGCGAAGCCATCCGCGGCCTCGCCAAGCTCGAAGCCGACGAACGCGACCGGTGCGCGAACTTCGCTACCAAAGCCATCGCCGCAGGTCTCGCCGAACGTCAGGTCCGGCTCGCCGAGAAGCAGGTGCAGCTCGCCCTCGGCGCGATCGAAGCCGCCCTCGAAGCCGCTGGCGTCCCGGCGGCCGCACGTGGCCCGGCGAAGATCGCCGCCGCCCGGCACCTCCAGGTCGTGTAGCCCATGACCGCCGTGGCGTTCGAGGCGCTGTTCGCGCAGGCGCTCATGGAGCAGGGCGAAGCCGAGTCCCGTCCACCCGCGTCCCTCGGCGAGTTCACCAGCCGCATCGACCCGTCCAACGTCCAAACTCCGGCCCTGGACCTGCTCGACGCCAAGCTCGCCGCGGTCGCACGCGGAGACATTCCCCGTCTGATCATCTCCCTCCCTCCACAGGAAGGAAAATCGCAGCGGGTGTCTCGCCGGTTCCCGGCGTGGATGCTCAAGCGCAACCCCGAACTGCGGATCGCGATCACCTCCTACGAGCTCGGCGTGGCCCGCCGGTGGGGTCGACAGATCCGCAACGACCTCGCCGAGCACCCCGAACTTGGCCTGCGCGTGCGGGGCGACACCAGCGCGGCGCACGAATGGCAGTTGGAGGGCCACGAGGGCGGGGTCTACTCCGTCGGCATCGGCGGCGCCCTCACTGGCCGGCCGGTCGACCTGCTCATCATCGACGACCCGATCAAGGACCGGGCGCAGGCGGACTCGGAGGTCCGGCGCGAGGCTTGCTGGGACTGGTGGACGAACGTCGCCCGTACCCGGCTGGCTCCGGGCGCCCCCGTCGTCATGATCTTGACCCGGTGGCACGAGGACGACCTCGCCGGGCGGCTCATCGAGGGCGGCGGCTGGGACGTCGTCAACATCCCAGCCCAGGCCGAGGGCGACGACGATCCGCTCGGCCGCGAGCCGGGGGAGTACTTGACCTCGACCCGCGGCCGGACCGACGAAGAGTGGGAGGAGATCAAGCGCGACGTCGGCCCGCGGGTCTGGGGTGCGCTGTACCAGGGCACGCCCAGCCCGGCCGACGGCGACATGCTCAAGCGCGGGTGGTGGAAGTACTACACCGCACCTCAGTGGGTTGAGCAGGACGACGGGTCGATGTTGCCGTCTCGGTTCGACGAGGTGATCCAGTCGTGGGACATGGCGTTCAAGGACACGAAGAAGGCCGACTTCGTGGTCGGCTCGGTGTGGGGCCGGCGTGGCGCGGACGTCTATCTGTTGGATCTTGTGCGGGATCGGATGGACTTTCCGACGACGTGCCGGGCGGTGCAGGCGCTGTCGGCGAAGTGGCCGAAGGCCCACGCGAAGCTGGTGGAGGACAAGGCGAACGGCACGGCGGTGATCGCGCAGCTCAGCTCGACGGTTCCGGGGATCATCGCGATCACTCCGACCGAGTCGAAGGAGGCGCGGGTCGCGGCCGTGTCGCCGTACGTGGAGTCGGGGAACGCGTTCCTCCCGGACCCGGAGCTTGCGCCGTGGGTAGCTGGGTTCGTGGAGGAGTGCGCCGCGTTCCCGAACGGCGCCAAGGACGACCAGGTCGACACCATGTCGCAGGCGCTGAACCGGATGCTGGTGTCGGCGATCAGACCGCGGGTCCGCGTGATGGGCGGCGGGCGCCGGAGGTAGCCTGCCGGTCACGGCGCGGGTACCCAGGTCTGGTCGATGGCGTCGCGGGTTACCGGTTCAAGTCCGGGACGGCCAGATCACCGACCCCCGAGGAACGCGTCCTCGGGGGTCATCTGCGTCTGGGGATGGGGCGGCGCGTCGGCCAGCTGTGTCCGTCTGCATCGGGTGCGGAGGTTTCCCACCGCAGCTGGCCGCTCGCGCCGCGAAGGCAGGACCGCAACCCTGCGTTCGGCACGGTACCATCGCCTCGCATCGGTTGGCGTCCACACGGGAGAGACGGCCAGCCGGGAAGGCCCCCGTCGAGCACCGTGCTCCGGGGGCCTTCCGCATGGAAACGGCCCCAGACGAGGGGAAGTACTTGCCAGTCCAGGGCCGTCGGCCGCGGGATCTCTCCCGGGTTACTGCGCGGGGCGTGACGTCTGCCGCCCTACGACTTCGCGAGGCCCGTTACCGGGCTCTTGTCCGGCTCGCGCGTCCGGAGCTTTGGAGCCGGTGAGGCCGGGCGCCCCCGGTGCGTTCCTCGATCCGGCCGGGCAAGTGTAGCCCGTCAGCGCTGGTTCACCTGCCGGGTTACTTGCCGTCGGCGTGTTCGTCGCGGCCTTCGAGCAGCGCGATAAGACTGGCCGTCACTACCCGCACCGACCCGCCGAGGCGCACCACCCGGCACGGGAACTCGCCGTCTCGCACCAGCTGGTAGCCGTGCGACTTCGAGATCCGCAACGCGCGCGCCGCATCCTCCATCGACACCATCGCCGGCCACCCCCGGACGTCGTCCAAGGTCACAGTTCGACCGTCCATTGTGTCCTCCTAGTCCGGCGCGTTCGAGCGCTGTACAGACTGTACAGCCAGAGCGATAAAACAGCGGTATTCCACCTAGAATGCCTGGTCACAGGCGTGCACAATGTGTCCACTTGATCGGGCCGGGCTGTACATTGTGCCCATGCTGACCAAGCTCGCCCGCCTCCTCAGGCCCATGGCGAACAAGGTCGCGCCCGCAACCCTCTCCCTCGGCGCGCTCGGCTGCGGCGTCGGCGCCGCCTGGACCCAAGGCACCTTCTGGGGACTCATCGGCACCGGCGCCGCGCTCCTCCTCGCCGAATGGCGCATGATCGAACCCGCCGACCAGGCCCGCCGGTGAGGGGCCTCCTCGCACCCCGCGTGCGCAACGACTCCCCAGTCCCGCTCGTCTCCCGCGCCGCCGGCCGCTTCAGCAACATGTTCCGCCGCACCGACGCCGTCTCGCAGATGGCCGCCATGGGCTCCGTCGGGATCCTCTTCTCCATCGTCAACCGCACCTCCAACGCGACCGCCGCCGTCGACTGGCACCTCTACCGCAAAGCCAAGTCCGGCAAGAAAGAAGACCGCGTCGAGGTCACCAGCCACGCCGCGATCGACCTGTGGAACAAGCCGAACCCGTTCATGCCACGGCAGGAGTTCGTCGAAACCAGCCAGCAGCACGTCGACCTCACCGGCGAGTCCTTCTGGGTCGTCGCCCGCGACAAACGGTTCAAAGTCCCCCTCGAGCTGTGGCCCGTCCGGCCCGACCGGATGATGCCGGTCGCCGACCCCGAGAAGTTCCTCACCGGCTGGATCTACGTCTCCCCGGACGGCGAGCAGGTCCCGCTCGGCCTGGACGAGGTCATCCAGCTGCGGATGCCGAACCCGCTGGACCTCTACCGCGGCATGGGCCCGGTGCAGGCGATCCTGACCGACCTCGACGCCGTCAAGTACAGCGCCGAGTGGAACCGCAACTTCTTCCTCAACTCCGCCGAGCCCGGCGGCATCATCGAGGTCGAGAAACGCCTGTCGGACGACGAGTTCGACGAGCTGTCCATGCGGTGGGAGGAGCAGCACCGCGGCGTGTCCCGCGCGCACCGTGTCGCGATCCTCGAGCAGGGCAAGTGGATCGATCGCAAGTACACGATGCGGGACATGCAGTTCGCGGAGCTCCGCGCCGTGGGCCGGGATACCATCATCGAAGCGTTCGGCATGCACAAGATCGCCATCGGTATCTCCGACGACGTCAACCGCGCCAGTGCCACCGCCGGGAAGACCCTGTTCGCCGAGGACCTCACCGTGCCGCGCCTCGAACGGCACAAGGGCGCGCTGAACAACGACTTCCTCCCGCTGTTCGGCGACACGGCCCGCGACCTCGAATGGGACTACGACTCCCCGGTCCCAGCCGACGAGGAAGCCGAGAACGCGGCCCGCACCTCGAAGGCCACCGCGGCGAAGACGTACATCGACGCCGGGTTCACCGGCGAGTCCGTCGTCGACGCCCTCGAGCTGCCCGACACGCTGGTGTGGGAGAAGCCCGCCCCGCAGCCAGCGTTCGGTCACCTGCCCACCGAGCAGCCGGCGCCCGCAGTCGGCCCCGGCCCGGCTGGCCCGACACCGGCCGAGCCGGGAGCCCCGCTGCCGCCGGCCAACACGGCTGCTGAGCTGCTCGCGGCGTTCCGGCAGCGGCACATCGACACCGCGGCCGGCGGCCCGCTCCGCAACGCTGACCTTCCCGAGCCGGCCGGTGACTGGCCGGAGTCCGATGAGGACGCCGTCAACGCCGTCGACCTCGGCCCGGTGCAGGTCGCGTGGGAAGCGGCGCTCGCCGCGCTGCTGGAGACCTGGCAGGCCAGCGTCGTCGCCGACTGGATCCGGCAGCTCATCGACGCCGTCAAGGACATCCTCGGCGGCGACGACCGTGCGGGCCTCGCCACGCTCGAGGTCGACGTGACCGACGCCGTCGCGACGCTTACCACCGCGATGGCCACCTTCGGTGAGACCGCGGCCGGGCACGCCGTCGACGAAGCCTCCACCGCGGGCGTCGACCTCACCGCGCACTGGCCGGCCGCCGCCGACCTTGAGGACGCCGCGCGGCAGGTCGCCGAGTTCGAGGCCCGACGCTACGGCCTGACCGCGGGCCGCGAGGCGGCGCGCGTGGCCGGGCCGGAGCCCGACGTCGACGTCGTCGGCGACCACCTCGACCAGTTCCTCAACGAGATGTCCGATGCCGGCGCCCGGTCGGCGCTCGGCGGTGCGCTCACCGACAGTCAGAACCTCGCCCGCGCAGCAACGTTCACGGCTGGCCCGGTCGGTGCGCTGTACGCGTCGGAGGCCATGGACAGCAACACCTGCAGGCCGTGCCGCGAGGTCCACGGCCGGTTCATCGCCACCACTGAAGATCTCGCGCCGCTGCTGAAGCTCTACCCGACCGGCGGCTACATCGACTGTCTCGGACGCTGGCGCTGCCGCGGCACCTGGGTCGGCGTGTGGCGCCCCGAAACCACCGAGGGAGGCCAGTGATGTCCAAGCGTTCCCGTTCCCGGTCGCGTGCCCAGCAGCAGCGGCTGAAGAACATGCGCTCCGCCGTGCCGGCCCCGGCCGCCGACGAGGCCCGCACCTGGTACCGGATGCGGAACTTCGTCGACGCACCGGACACCGCCGCGATCTACCTGTACGGCGAGATCGGCTACTGGGGTGTCGAGGCGCAGGACTTCGTCCGGGACCTGATGTCGCTGCGGGTGTCGCACATCATCCTGCACATCAACTCCCCGGGCGGTGAGGTCTTCGACGGCCTCGCGATCTTCCACGCCCTACGCGACCACCCGGCGACCATCGAGACCCGGGTGGACGGTCTCGCCGCGTCGGCCGCGTCGTTCGTGGCGCTGGCCGGCGACACCGTCGTGATGCAGCGCAACGCGCAGATGATGATCCACGACGCGTCCGGAATCGAGATCGGCAACGCGCAGGACATGCGCACCATGGCCGACCTGCTCGACATGTGCTCCGACAACATCGCCGACATCTACGCCCAGCAGGCCGGCGGGACCGTCGAGCAGTGGCGCACGGCGATGAAGGTCGAGACCTGGTACTCGGCGGCCGAAGCTCTCGCGGCTGGGCTGTGCGACGAGGTCGCCGGCGCAGACGACGAGACCGGCGAGGACGCCGCGGTCGTGCCCGGCGAAGAGGCCACGGCCGAGCTGATGGACAAGGCGTGGGACCTGTCGGTCTTCGCGTTTACCTACGCCGGCCGCGACAAGGCGCCCGGACCGGTGCCGGTCGCCGAACTCGCCGCGGCGGAGGAACCGGCCGTCGAGCCCGCTGTCGAGGCTGTCGCCGAGCCTGTCGAGGAACCGGCCGCTCCGGCCGAACCCGCCGAACAGGCCGCCGACGTGGCCGAGCAGGAACCGGCCGCCGAGGACGAGCCCGAAGCCCCAGTCGTCGAGCCCCTCGCGATCGCCGAAGCCACCACCACGCCGGCGCCACTGACCATCGGCGAAACCGCCACCGACTCGTGGACCGCAATGACCCGCGGACTCCTCGACACCCAGCCAGCAGCGTCCACCGTGGACGAGCTGTTCGCAGCCCTGTTGCAGCAGAAAGGAAATGCGGCATGACCACCATGCTCAAGGCCTCCCCGGGGCAGCGCGACAAGCTCGCCCGTCTCGGAGTCCGACTCGACGAGGTCGGCAAGGTCTACAACCGCGCCCCCGCCGTCGAGCCGAAGAACGTCCCGGTGCCGAAGAACGCCGCCGAGCTCGAGGAGATGCTCAACGACTCCTCGAAGCTCGCGCCGGTCCTCGCGAACACCGGTGCGCTGAAGGACTTCATCGAGTCCTACGCCAACCAGGCGCAGGGCGACGGCACCGACCTGCAGCGGCTCGTGCAGGCCGAGGCGCAGCGCGCGCTGGCGAACATGCTGCGCGACAACGACGTCTCGGACGACAAGGCCGAGGGCATCAAGAGGCTCAACCTGGACCCGCAGCACCGTCCGGCCGGGATGCTGACCTCGCACAAGCAGGCCACCGCGTACAACCCGAAGGCCATCGGCGTCGCCCTCGACAAGGAGTTCGAGAACGCCGCGGACTACTTCCACACCGCGTGGCACCTCAACCCGGACAACGAGGCCCGGGCGAAGATGGAGAAGATCCGCAACGCCTACTCCAGCGTCGTCCCGGCCGACGGCGGGTTCCTCGTCCCGGAGACGCTCCGCGCGCAGCTGCTCGAGGTCGCGCTCGAGCAGGCCGTCGTCCGGCCGCGCGCCACGGTGGTGCCGATGGAGTCGAAGTCGGTGCCGTTCCCGATGATCGACTCGACGAGCAACGCGGGCTCCGTGTTCGGCGGCATGATCGCCTACTGGGGCGAGGAGTCGGCGATGCTCACCGAGTCCTCGCCGAAGTTCGGTCGGATCAAGCTGGAGGCGCAGAAGCTCACCGGCCTCGCGGTCGTCCCGAACGAGCTGCTGCAGGACTCCCTGATCTCGTTCGCGGCGCTGATCGAGCGGCTGTGGCCGCAGGCGATCGCGTTCTTCGAGGACGTCGCGTTCATGGCCGGCTCGGGTGCGGGTGAGCCGCTCGGCTTCCTGGGCGCGAACAACCCGGCAGGTGTGGCGGTCACCGCGGAATCCGGTCAGGCCGCGGCGACGATCGTGGTCGAGAACATCATCAAGCAGTACTCGCGGATGCTCCCGGCGTCGATCAACAACGCGGTGTGGCTTGTGTCGCCGGAGTGCATCCCGGAGCTGTACACCATGGCCATCAGCGTCGGCACCGGCGGTGCACCGGTGATGCTGGTCAACGCGGCGGGCCCCGGCCCGGCGACGATGCTGGGTCGCCCGATCATCGTGACGGAGAAGGCCGCCCGGCTCGGCACCCGCTCCGACGTGTCGTTCGTGGACCTGGGCTACTACCTCGTCGGTGACCGGCAGCAGATGACCGCGGCGTCGTCCACGGACTACAAGTTCGGCAACGACCAGACGACCTACCGGATCATCCAGCGCGTCGACGGCCGCCCGTGGCTGCAGTCGGCCATCACCCCGGCCAACGGCGGCCCGGCGCTGAGCCCGTTCGTCGAGATCGCGACCCGCTAACCCTGCCGGTTCAGGAGAAAGAGAGTTAACGATGTCCCAGCGAGCACTCGGCCGGCTGTTCAACACGACTCCGGCCGGCGACGGCAAGTGGATCAACCTCAAGGCCGCGGGCGGTGTCGCGTTCCTCTGCTACCTCGCCGGTGCGGCGGGTGACACCTACACGCTGCAGGAGGCGAAGGACTCCTCCGGCACCGGCGCACAGAACCTCGCCGCCATCGCGGTGTACTTCACCAATACCGGTGACGGCTCGGATGCGTGGACGAAGCGCACCCAGGCCGCGGCGGCGACGGTGGTCACGACCGCGACGGCGACGCAGAACGCGATGGTGTGCGAGGTCGAAGCCACGGCCCTGTCGGACACCTACAAGTTCGTCAAGCTCACCAGCACCGGCGCGGGCACGGTCAACGCGGTCATCCGCGACCTGTCGGCCATGCGTGAGCCGGCGGCCCTTCCGGCGATGGGGGTCTGACCGGTGAGTGTCATCATCGCGGGCCCGCAGGTGCGGGCTCTCACGCTTGGCCAGAAGGTCGACCGCGCCACCGCGGCCCTGCCGCAGACGACCGCGGGCACCCTGTTCACCGTCACCGGCGGCCGGATCTTGCTGACGTCCATCGTCGGCGAGGTCACCACCGTCATCCAGACGCAGGCGAACAACACCAAGCTGCAGTCCGTCCCGACGGTCGGCACCACCGTGGACCTGTGCGCGGTGCTCGACATCACCGCGAAGGAGGTCGGGGCGCTTTTCGGCATCACCGGAACGTTCGCGACGGCGCTGGTCGGCGCGAACGCCGGCGCCACGGTGATCCCCACGGTGCCGCTGATCATCCCGGTGGGCGCGATCAAGCTGAACTGCGCGGCCAGCAACACGGGCAGCGTGAAGTGGTCGGTCACGTACGTGCCGTACGACGACGGCGCGTCGGTGGCGGCGGCCTGATGTCCACTTGGGAGTGCCGCGGCTGCACCGCGGCGTACGCGCCCGATGCGCCGCGGTGCCCCCAGTGCGGCACCGACGACCCGATCCAGGAAGCCGAGCAGCTCGCGAGGGAGAACGAGATGGCGAAGATCACCGTGCACGGCGGGGCGTCCAACGTGAACGCCGAACCGGGTGAGCCCGGACACGTCGAGACCGAAGAGGTCGAGGGGTCGACCGTCGAGGCCGTCGACGAAGGCGCCGAAGAGGACGAGGCCGTCGACTACGGCGACTTCACGGTCGAGGAGTTGCGCGCCGAGCTGGCCGACCGCAACCTGCCGGTGTCCGGGAACAAGCCGGAGCTCGTCAAGCGGCTCGCCGAGGACGACGGCAAGGCCGCGGGCACCAGCGTCCAGGCCGGTGTGGCCGAGGGCTCGGGCGAAGCGTCGCCGTGAACATCCCCCTGCTCGCGCCGCCCGAACAGCGCTGGGAATGCCCGTCCTGCCCCGTGCAGGACGTCACCCACGAGGCCCGGCCACACACCCGCATGCACAACTGCAGCGGGCTGGCCGGCCTGTCCGTGCCGATGGTTCCCGCGGGGACCCGGGCGGAGCATCGGGCGGCCGAGCGGGAGGACTACATCGGCACCGAGCGTGTCCAGTTCGACGGCAACGGCCGCCCGGTCATGAACGTCACCACGATCCGCGACGACGGGCAGGACTGCACCGTCTTCGCGCCCACGGCCCGCGGGAACGCGTAGGAGCGCACGATGTCCTGGTCCAACAGCAAGATCTTCAGCAGCTTCATCACGGACTCGCTGAACCGCACCAACGCGTTCGACCTGAACAGCGATGCGTTCAAGGCCGCGCTGTACAACAACACCACCGCACCGGACCAGACTGTCGCCGCGGCGAGCGCGGCTTACAACGCGGGCCAGTGGGCTGTTGCGAATGAGGTGTCGAACGGCGGTTGGTCGGCGGCTGGGCTGGCGCTCGCGTCGATCACCTCGGGGTTCGCGTCCAATGTGTACACCTTCGACGCGGCGGACACGGCGAACGGTTCGGCGGCGACGCTCGCAGCGGTGTTCGGCTGCCTCGTCTACGACGACACGCTGACGACCCCGGTCGCGGATCAGGGTGTGTGCTTCAACTACTTCGGCGGCACCCAGTCCGTCACCGCGGGGACGTTCACCGTCGTCTGGAATGCCTCAGGAATACTGACTTTGACCCTTTAGAGATATAGAATGGAGGAATGGATTCCCGTGACTGCTCGGAAGATGACTGCATCGAACCTGGTCGTAGTAAAGGGTTGTGCTCTCGGCACTATCAGTGGCGTCGCTATCACGGCACGCTCCCTGATGGGCCACCGCAGCGCCCCTGCGACCACTGTTCGACGGTCTACCAACCGAGTCGATTCGGCACGGAGTTCTGTTCCTCGGTTTGCTCCCATGCTGCAAAATACGAGCGCAGAGTTGGCCCGAAGCAGGAACGAAACTGTGAGCAGTGCGGAAGCTCGCTCGCAGGAAAAACCCGCAAGGCCAGGTTCTGCACCGAGGCGTGCGGCGACGCGTGGCGAAATCACGCAACAGCTACCGCGAGGCGCCAGGCGGTCAACGCCGCTCGGCTCCCGTGCACTGGCTGCGGGAGCGCGCTTCCCGGCGATCTCAAGGCGACCGCTCGGTACTGCTCGCGAGCATGCCGAATCGCGTCCCGTAGGCACGAAAGTTACGGCCTCACGAAGGCTGAACTCGCCGTACTCCTGGCCCAGCACGCGGTGTGTGCGATCTGCTGCACCGACAACTGGGGAGCGAAGGGTCCTCAGGTCGATCACTGCCACGAGTCGGGTCGTGTTCGGGGCGCGCTCTGCGTCAACTGCAACACCGGACTCGGCCACTTTGGCGACGATCCGGAGCGACTCAAGGCAGCAACTGCCTACCTCGTTTGCTGATCACGTCGGTCTGCCTCCGTCCTCTATGGAGGGAGGTGAACGACCATGACGAGCTTCACCGACGACTTCAACCGCGCCGACTCCACCAACCTCGGAGCCAACTGGGTTGAAGTGTCCGGCGACTGGTCGATCATCTCCAACCAACTGTCCTCAGGCAACGCAGGCGGCACCGTCATCCTCCGCGCCGCCGGCGCCATGGCGGGCAACGACAACTCTGCCCAGATGACGATCGCCGCCACCGCGGCGGTGAGTCACGGCGTGTGGTGCCGCGGCAACTCGAACATCACCTCCGGCTACCTGTGGCGCAACGACGGCACCAGCTGGAACCTGTTCTCCGTCGTCGGCGGGTCGTTCACCTCCATCGGGTCGTTCGCCGGGGCGGCCGTGGCGGGTGACGTCGCAAAGGTCGAGGCCGTCGGCAGCGCCATCAAGGGCTACGTCAACGGCGTCGCCCGGGTGTCGGTCACCGACACCGCGGTCGCCACAGGCACCAGTGTCGGCATCCGGTCGGAGTCGACATCGTCGGTCAAGTTCGACGACTTCACCGGCGCCGACGTCACCTCGGGGACAAACGCGGCGGCCGGGAACGCTGCTGGAACGGGTGCGGCGGGCACTCCCGTAGCGAAAGTCTCCCCGGCGCCCGGTGTCGCAGCCGGAACAGGTACAGCCGGGACGCCGGTCGCGAAGGTCTCGCTGTCCACTGGCGTAGGTGCCGGCACTGGATCGGCGGCGACGCCTGTTGCGAAGGTCGGCGCGGCCGCGGGTCTGGCGGCGGGTACCGGCTCGGCCGGCACGCCCACGATCACGGCCAGCTCGTCGGTCCCGGCGGGCAACGCGGCCGGTGCGGGTGCCGCGGGCACCCCGACGGCGAACGTTGCCCCGGCGACCGTTACGGCCGCTGGTACTGGCGCCGCGCTGACGCCGACGGTGTCGACGTTCACGACCTCCACCAACGCGTCCGCGGGTAACGCTGCCGGCACTGGCGCGGCGTCCGCCCCGGCCGTCACAGTCGGGGCGCGCCCGGCCACCGCGACCGGCACAGGCACCGCAGGAACCACAGGCACCACGATCTCGCCGGCACCGTCCGCGGCGTCCGGCACAGGTTCGGCTGGGGTGGCGCGCGCGGCGCTGTCCCCGGTCGCGGGGGCGGCCAGCGGAAGCGGCGCCGCGGCCGCCCCCATCTCCAGCGTGGCTTCGGCGGCGGGCCTGGCCACGGGTGTCGGCGCGGCGGGGACGGTCAGCCCTGCCGTGTCGGCCACCGCCAGCCCGGCCACCGGCACAGGCGCGGCCTTGGGCGCGACGGTCACCGCGACCGGCGCCGGACAGGCCCCCGCAGGGCTGGCCTCCGGCACGGGCACAGCGGGCGCCCCGACCGCGGCGATCGCAGCCCAGGCAGGCGCCGCAACAGGCACAGGGGTCGCGGGTTCGCCGACCGCCGGTGTCGGCCCAGCGGCAGCCGCCGCGACCGGCAGCGGCACAGCCAGGACCGCGACCGACGCCATCGCCGCGGCGGCGTCCACGGCGGCCAGCGCCGGCACCGCGAACCCGGCGACACCCGGCGTCGGCCCGGCCGTCGGCGCGGCAACCGGTACTGGCGTCGCACGGAACCCCGCGACGAGCATCGCCGCGCAGACCGGCACTGCCGCGGGAACCGGGTCCGCCGGAACCCCGACGGCGAGCACGTCCGGCAGCGCCATCACCGTGCCCGCCCAGCGCGCCGCCGGCACCGGCACCGCCCACAACCCGACCGTCCAGACGACCAGCTCCACTGCGCCGACCGGGTCCGGCTGGGCCGGGCTGCTCAGCCTGCTCCACGAGGCCGCCGACCTCCGCTACACCGAGGAAACCCGCGACCCGGCGGCGTGCCCCCAGTGCGGCGGTGCGCTCACCGACGGCCCGGACGGGCTGGTGTGCCGGTTCGACGGGACCGCGTGGACGGCCGGTGGCCGCCAGACGTTCCGGACACCCACCCGGGTCCCGGATGTTCAACCGCTCGACGACGACCGCGACCCGATGTCCTGCATGGACTGCGGGGAACCGCTCCGGGTCGGCCCGGGCGGAGAGCTCTACTGCAGCTTCGACGGCCAGATCTGGGCAGCGGGCAACCGCCGCGCCGGACTGGTCGGCACCACCCACAACTGAAGATCACCATTCCCAGTCGCTCACGGGCGGCTCGGCCGAGAAAACAAGGGCACAGGATGGACAGCACGCCGTACTGCACGAGAGAGGACGTCAAGTCCGCTCTCGACGTCGCGGAGACCGCACGGCGGAACCCGCAGATCGACCGCGCCATCGTCGCGGGCGCGCGCGCCGTCGACCGGCTGTGCCACCGCCGCTTCTACCCCGAACTCCGCACCATGACGTTCGACTGGCCGAACCCCCAGTCCCCGACGTCGTTCCGACTCTGGCTCGACGCCAACGAACTCGTCTCCCTCACCACGCTGACCGCCGGCGGTGTCGCCATCCCCGGCGCCGACGCGCTGCTCCGCCCAGACGACGGGCCACCGTTCACGCGCCTGGAGGTCGACACCTCGACGAGCTCCGCGCTGGCGGCGGGCGACACGTCCCAGCGCGCGATCGCTGCGACCGGCCTGTTCGGCTACCGCGACGACGCCGCGGACGCTGGTGCGCTCGCCGGGGCGATCAACGCCACCCAGCGCACGGTCGACGTCACCGACGGGTCCGTGGTCGGCGTCGGGTCGCTGCTGCGCGCCGACGCCGAACGCATGCTCGTCACCGGCCGGTCGATGGTCACGACCGGGCAGACGCTGCAGACCGACCTCACCGACAAGAACAACGCCGTCACCGTGACCGTCGTCGACGGGACAGGGTTCGCGGAGGGCGAGCAGATCCTGATCGGCGGGGAGCGGATGCGGATCGACGAGATCGCCGGGAACACGCTGGTCGTGGCGCGGGCGGTCGACGGTAGCCCGCTGGCCGCGCACACCGGCAACCCGGTCATCTACTCGCCGCGCCGGCTCAACGTGGACCGCGGTGTGCTGGGCACGACCACGGCGAGCCACACCGCGGTCGCGTTGACGACTTGGGTGGCGCCGCCGTTGGTGCGGCAGCTCGCCATCGCCGAGGCGATCGTCACGCTCGGCCAGGAGACCGGCGGGTACGGGCAGTCCATCCGTGCGGGCGAGTCCGCGATGAAGCTCGTCCAGTCCATCTCCGACGTCCGCGACCAGGTGTACGACGCGCACGGCCGCAAGGTCCGCACGAGGGTCGTGGCGCGATGACGAGCGTGACGATCAACGGCCCGTTCTTCGACGAGCGCAACCCGGCCGCGCGGCAGCAGCTCAAGGACGACGGCTTGAACCGGCTCGGCGGCCAGGGCCTCTCCGACTGGCACCAGCTACTCGACGGCGCGATCCGGAACCCGACCCCGTACTACGAGACGCAGCTGACCACTGAGCGCGACGGCGACACCCAGCTCATCCACGACCGTGGCGTGATCTACGGGCCATGGCTCGAAGGCGTCGGGTCCCGGAACGCGACGACCCGGTTCAAGGGCTACCGCGCGCTGCGCACGTCGGCGCAGCAGCTGGAATCCCAGGCGCCGCAGGTGCTGGCGCCGTTGGTCGACGTGTGCGTGGGGAGGTTGAACGCATGAGCTTGGACTACGCGTCGTTCCAGGACGCCCTGATCTCGCACGCGAAGCGCACCGGCCTGTTCGACAAGGTCGCTGGCCACGAGATGAAGAACGGCCCCGGCCTGGGCGTGCACTGCGAGATCTTCACCGACACCATCGACCCGGCCAAGTCCGGGCTCGCCGCAACGTCGGTCCGCCTGGGGATCAAGGTGCGGGTGCGGTGCGACATGCTCGCCGACCCGCAGGACGGCATCGACCCGCGGATCGTGCGGGCGGCTGGCGAGTTCATGGCGTCCGTGACCGCGGACTTCGAAGTCGAGGGCCAAGCCCGGTACGTGGATGTGCTGGGCGCGCACGGGATCCCGCTGTCGGCCCGGTCCGGTTACGTGCCGCAGGACGGCAAGCAGTACCGGGCGATGGACATCATCGTCCCCATCATCATCAACGACGTCTTCCCGCAGGAGGCCTGACGTGGCAAAGCAAAGCGGTCTCGGCGACAACCTCTACCTCGACGGCTACGACATCTCTGGCGATGTCGGAGAGCTCGGCAAGATCGGTGGCGGTGTCGCCCCGATCGAAGTGACCGGCATCGACAAGTCCGCCGTCGAACGCATCGGCGGTGTCCGCGACGGCGGCATCGACTTCACCGCGTTCTTCAACCCTGAGACCATCGCCGGTGGCGGCAGCCGCGACGGCGTCCACAAGGTCCTGTCGACCCTGCCGCTCACCGACCGGGTCGTCACCTACTTCCGCGGCACGGCCCTCGGGAACCCGGCAGCGAACCTGGTGTCGAAGCAGGTCGGCTACGACCCGAAACGTGGCCAGAGTGGCGAGTTCACGTTCGACATCTCCGCTGTCGCGAACGGCTACGGCCTCGGCTGGGGCGCGCAACTGACCGCCGGGAAACGCACCGACACGACAGCGACGAACGGCACCGGTGTCGACTTCGGGCTCGGCTCGTCCGGCACCGGACCATCGACGTTCGGCGCCCAGTTCTTCCTCCACGTCTTCGCTTTCACCGGCACGTCGGTCACGGTGAAGATCCAGGAGTCGGCGGACAACGGCGGTGCCGACCCGTTCGCCGATGTGACCGGCGGCGCGTTCACCGCGGCGACCGGGATCACCGCGCAGCGGCTCGAAACGGCGCGGGGCCAGACCGTCAAGCGGTACCTGCGTGCCGTCACGACGGGCACCTTCTCCAACGCGGTGTTCGCCGTGACCGCGACCCGCAACGACCAATCGGTGGTGTTCTAGTGGT